TCTGCTCAACCGTGGAGTAATTCCGGTAGGCTTCTTCCCTACCTTCTATGTCCTCTGCGTTTGAGTTAACAATCTTTGTAATGTAAAGCTGTTTAAGCCTTTCTATCTCTTCCATAAAAAACTCGTCTCTTAAAAGGCTTGCCGCACGCTCTGATCTGTTCATACCAACCCTGTAGGAGATATCGGTGCTGTGGATGCTGCTTGTGGTGCGTATGCGTCTCCGAACCTACCTGCACCATAGAATGGTCCTGTAGTCGGCAAGCTAAAGCCTGGGAACAGGTTAGCCAAGTTTGCATTTGCGCTATCAATTGTGCCGCCACCATAGCCAAACGGGTTACTAGCCATAGACAAGTAATTACCCATTGCGCTAGGCATACTAGATACGATTGCTTTTAACTGATCTGAACTAAGGCTTGGTGTGCCACCTGTACTACCACCACCCTGCTTAGGAGCTAGTGCGCTTAACGCTGCTAAACCACCTAAAGTTAGTCCACCCTTGATAAGCGAACCCATAGCGCCTGCGGGTAACGCAGCCTCGATAGAAGCCATGAGACCAGGGTTTGCAGCTAATGCACCTTGCACGCCAAACTCAGCGCCTAACCCGCCTTGTGATGCTGCGGTAAGCGCCTCTGCTGCACTCATACCACCTGCGGCTGCTCCTGTCGCTCCTGCTGCACCTAATTCAGTAGCAGGTAGTAATCCACCCATCTCAACCGGAAATGCCGTAGCAACCGCTCCTGCGCCTTCTAAAGCCGGAGCAAGATAAGCTCCTGTGCCTAGCGCTGCGGCTGAAGCTAGAAACTTCCAAAACGCAGGGTCTCTAGCTGCTCCTGCAAAGTCGCTACCAATAGTACCTAAGATGCCACGGTCCTCTACAGGACGGTAAGCAGATTCGCCTAGCGTTCCAGCAATAGCAGGTATACCTGTATTGGTATAAGTTACCGATTGCGGGTCGTTTGCATCACGCAAGTACAGTCTTACGCCTTCTGCGTCCACCATCTGCACAGGCGTAGCAGCCGTAGCCGCTTGACCTGCTTGCAAGATAGCGTTCATAGACTGAGGTGTTACCACGCCATTCTGCGATAAAACACCTGCTACGTTACCTGCCGCATCATAATAAACCGTAGGCGTGCCTTGGATATTAGGCGCTGCGCCCGTCAATCCTGCCGTATCTACAGTTTGTTGCGGAGCAGCATAAGTAGTAGCCATTTGCTCTTGCATCACCACTCGGTTAGCTTCTGCTTGGCTTAATCCTGCGTCTCGTGCGGCATAGTAAATATCCATCAACCGCATATCTTCTGCTGTTGGCTCGTACCCGCTATCTCCAGCCATAATCTATCCTTTAAACGCCGCGTACATTTACGCTAGTGGTAATGCCAGCACTTAACTCGGCGGCTTTTAGCTGAATTTCAGCCTCTAGCTCCTTAGCCTTGAGTGCCATTTGTGCTTCTGTCTTCTCCCGCATCAATTGTATCTCTGCGGCTGCTTTCTCACGCTGCAACTGAATGTCAGCCATAGCCTTTTGCTGCGCTGCTTGTACGTCTGCTGCGGCTTTCTGTTGGGCAATCTGAATCTGTGCTTGTGATTGCTGAATCAGAGCGGCTGTAGTCGGGTCAGGCTGTTGTTGCTTAGGTTGTGCAAGTTGCGCCTCAATCTCAGGAGTAATCTCCTTAAAGAACTCTGCGCTGTCTGTAAACCCTGCTGCCTCGATAAACCGACCTAGCGTGCCACGATATTGACCAACAGATACCAATGGGTTGCTCGGTCCGAACTGCTGTAAGATTGCCTCTTGTTTAGCAAGAACCATCTGCAACATAGTCATCTGCTCACCCTTCGAGCCTGTGCCTAAGCCTACGGAAATGTCTACATCGTACTGATTCGACCACTCACGAGGGTCTACAGGAACATACTTGCCACGCAAACGCATGACAGTAGGCTTGTCCTGATATTTGCATAGTAGCTGTAGGATGCCCTTAAACAAACTTTTAACGCCTGTTTCGGCAAAGATACGAGCCACTAGCTCTAGCTTTCCACCTGCCGCAGCGGTAGAAGCCGCCACAGCCGCAGCCGTTACGTTTTGCAACACATTAGGGTCAAGCCCCTGCTGCATATCTGATACACCTGTGCGCTTGCTTTGTGCGTCATCCAAGTATTGCAACATTGGGAACGCTTGAGCGATAACGCTTGGCACTTGCATGGGTACGACTGCGTTAGGAGACTTCATGCGAACCACGCCACCAGGAGTAACGGTCAGCAAGTCATCCAAGTTAACCTGACCTTCTACAGCGCCAACTCGTGCGTTGTTAGACAAGTACAGGTTATCTAGCATCTGTCGGACAACAGTAGACTTAATCAACTGAATGTCCATACTGCGGTCTGCCAATGATTCGCCAAAGAACTTGTGCGGAATCGGAATAGGGCAGAGCGAGTGGAATGGGTTGTAATCCGTCTCTACGTTGCTCAGAATATCTGAACCTGCGTAGAAGATTTGACGCATTTCGGCGATACCGTCACCGTCATAGTCCGTCATGAGATAGGCTTCGTACACCTCAATCTCTTGCATACTATGGTCAAGTGATGCTTCCTCGTCCGGCTGCTCGCCTCGGCTGTATCGTGCCAATCGCTCTTCTGTAAAACTCAGGTCGTTATAAGACGGTAAGTTTTCCACAATCTCAGGGTCAAAGCCCATAGCGATAAGGTCTGAACGTGGCAACAGTTTACGGTGTGCAACAAATGGACTGTCGGCAATAGAGCGTGCACGCTTACTAATTAGGAACTCTTCAGGCGGTACATTCTCAACCTTGACTGCGCCATGTTGTGTACGTTTTGCGACAATTACATCGCTTGTTTGCATTACGACAGGCTGACCGTCAGGACCGATTTGCTCAATAATAGTGGTGTCTTGTGCAACAATCTCTCGGCTACCGTCTGCCATTAGGAGCACCAACTCCTCGTCTGTCAGTCCACGGTATTCCTCTTTGGTTACGTCTTCCTTAACGTCCCAATAGCACTTGACCACGCCATTCTTTTGCAAAAGAGCGTCTTTAAACCAGTTATGCAGGATGGTGAAGCCTGGATTCTGCGTATAGAACACCCAATTACAGTAATCCGTAGCTTGTTTAGCGCCTTCCTCATCGCCTGGTCCTTTCGGCTCAAAGCGGACAATATCGTCAGATTGAGTAAAGACACGCACGAGTTGCGGCAAAGCACCATCAATAGCCTCTGCAACCTCGCCCGTTACGATCTGACTGCGACCATCTACCTCGTTACCATAAGGCTGACGCAGGTAGTATTCAAGGGCTTTGGTTCTCGCTTCCGTTGTCTCTGTGTCCAGATACCCGATTGCGTTGTCGATTTCGTTTTCCAGAATCGACTTCAGTTTCCCATCGTCCATACATTTCCTCAAGCGCTTGAACACGCCTTAATAAATTATCGTACTCTTCACGAGTTACCGGATTGCCTCGGCGTTCCACAAACATTTAGACCACCCACTTAGTATTAACTTGTAACGGCTTGCCCCAACCTGAGCCTCGCTCGTCCATACCGACCGCTAAATAACGGAAAGCGTCTGAGCCGTGGCTCGACCAATCATGCAAAGGCTTGTCGAAAAACACTTGTCTCTTTTCGTCAAACTCTCGCCTATAGTTACGCAAACAGTCCAATCCTTGCTTAACCTGCGGTACGTTGAAATAACACCTCGGCAGCAGCCTTCTAACGGCTTGTATGCCATCATCTACGCCTAGCCTACCTACTACCGTACAGTCTAGTCCAGCCTCTTGTAGAACCTCTAATCGGCTCTTACCTGTGCCTAGCTCTCTGACCTGTACATCGTGCGGTAGTAACTGAGG